GTGTCTCCCGAGGCACTGTGGACAGAGTATTGAACAACAGAGGCTCTGTCAAACCGGAGACAGAAGAAAAGATCAAAGAAATTGCAAAAGCATTGGATTATAAGCCTAACAGGGCCGGACTGGTTCTTGCCGCCCAGAAAAAGAAACTAAAGATCGGCGTCCTGCTTCCCTCTCCGGAAAACATTTTCTTTATCGATGTGGAGGAAGGTGTACGGGAAAAGGCAGAAGAATTGTCCGGCTATAATTGTACGGTTCTTGTGAAACACTTCTCTTACGGGGTGGAAGAACAGTTGAAAGCCATTGCCCCCACAATTCTTCAGCCCATGTTGGACACATTTTTAAGGACGGTGTTTTGATGATTCAGCAAGTGATTGACGGCATTGTTGCCGCCCTGCATGACCATTTCCGGGAAGAATACCCCTATTTCACGGATAACACCGAACAGGGAATCACCCCCGGTTCTTTTTCCGTGATCTGTGTTCGACCCAAGCAAACGCAGTTCTTGGGGAATCGGTATTACCGAGAACACCCCATGTGCGTTTACTATTTCCCCAAATCCACGGGGGACTATTCGGAAACAAATGCCATGATTGAAAAGTTATTTTCAATTCTGGAATATATCACCGTTTCTGGTGATCTGGTGCGCGGAACGAACATGAACCCCCACGTTGAAGATGGGGTTCTTGCTTTTTCCGTGGACTACAACTTCTTTGTTCGGAAGGTGGAAGCCGAACAGGATAACATGGAAAATCTTGAAATGAGGGAAAACGTAAATGGCGAAGAAACCTGATGTTTCTGTTCCTGCCGTTGAAGCCCCGGCTTTCACCAAGGAACAGATTCTTCATTCCAAACGGTATCAGATGCGCCGTGATGCGCTGGGCTTCCTGCTGGATGACGGCAAGACCTATACTGATTCCGAAATCAATTCCATTCTGGAAAACTACATGAAAGGACAGGTGAAGTAATATGGCACTTGGCGGCGGTATCTTTGTTGCCCAGAACAAGAAACTTCCCGGCAGCTACATCAACTTTGTTTCGCTGGCTATGGCTACTTCCAACGTGTCTGACCGTGGTGTTGCTGCTTTCGGTCTGGCGCTGGATTGGGGCGTTGACGGTGAAGTGTTCACCGTGACCAAAGCGGACTTTGAAAAGAACAGCCTGAAGCTGTTTGGCTATGAGTACGGCCATAACAAGCTGAAGGGTCTGCGTGATCTGTTCCGCAACATTCACACCCTGTATGCCTACAAGCTGAACAGCGGCACGGGCAAGGCCGCGAATACCTACGCTACCGCGAAATATGCGGGTGTGCGTGGTAATGCCCTTACCACCATCATCACCACCAATGCGGATGATACGAATAAGTTTGACGTTTCCACCGTCTTTGATGGCGCTGTGGTTGACCGTCAGACCGTTGGCGCTGCTGCGGAACTGGTGGATAACGACTATTGCACCTTCAAGAAGGATGCTGAACTGGCGCTGACCGCTGGCCTTCCCATGACTGGCGGCGAATCCGACACCGTGACGGCGGCACATCATCAGGCGTTCATTGACCTGATTGAAGCTTATTCCTTCAACGCCATTGGTGTTGTTTCTGATGAGCGCGAAGCGGGCGCAACCAAGGTGAATGACCTGTACGCCAATTTTGCTAAGCGTATGCGTGACGAAATGGGCGTGAAGTTTCAGGCCGTTGTGTTCCGCAATGCTGCTGACCATGAAGGCGTTGTCAACGTTGAAAACCTTGTCACCGACGAGGGCGAAAACGCTGCTTCCCTTGTGTATTGGGTGACTGGCATTGTGGCTGGCACGGCTATCAATGCTTCTGCCCTGAATACTGTGTATGACGGTGAATTCACTATTGATGTGAAGTACACTCAGGCACAGCTTGAAGGCTGCATTGACGCTGGCAAGTTCACCCTGCACCGTGTCGGCGCTGATATTCGCGTTCTGTGTGACGTGAACAGCCTTGTCAACACCAACGCCAACAAGAATGATCTGTTCAAGGAAAATCAGACCATCCGTGTCATTGACTGTATCGCCAATGATATTGCGGAACTGTTCAATACCAAGTATCTGGGCAGGATTCCCAACAATGCGGCTGGCCGTGTTTCCCTGTGGACTGACATTGTGAAGCACCATCAGGAGCTTGCCCGTATCGGCGCTATCGAAAACTTTGACGAAAACGCCGTTGTGGTTGAGCAGGGTGACACCAAGCGTTCCGTTGTGGTACAGGATGCCATTACCGTTGTGAACGCTATGGCACAGCTTTATATGACCTGTGTGGTCGGCTAAGAAAGGATGTGAATTCAAATGCTGAACAACATCATCATGAAAGGCAAGGATGCCGTTTCTGCGAAGTTGGCCGAATGCTTTGTCACCATTGAGGGCAATCGCTACAACATGATGCAGATGATCAACTTTGAAGCGAAGTTTGAGAAGAACAAGATGAATGTGCCGATTCTGGGCAAGACGGGCGAGGGTAACAAGTCCGCTGGTTGGAAGGGCACTTTCTCTGGTACTGCGCATTACAACCAGTCCATCTTCCGTGAACTGATGCTGCGTTACAAGAACACGGGCGAGGACGTGTATTTTGAAATTCAGGTCACGAATGAAGATCCCACTTCCGCTGCTGGCCGTCAGACCGTGGTTTTCATTGACTGCAACATCAACGGCGGCATTCTTGCCAAGTTTGATGCTGACGGTGAATATCTGGATGAAGATATTGACGGCACTTTCGAGGATTTCACCATGCCCGAAACCTTCACGCTGCTGGACGGCATGAAGTAATTTCACCCCTTCAACACCCCCTGAACCTATCAGGGGGTGTTTTCAATTCAGTTCAATTTGAAAGGTAGGTTTTTTGAAATGTCCAATCTGTCTGTTTTCCTGAAGAAGAACAAGAAGGAACGCGCCAACGCTTTCTATGCTGCTTCCAAATCCTTTGTGGATGCAGAAGGCAACCCGGTTCTGTGGGAAATCAAGCCCCTGACTACTGTGGAGGATGAACGCATTCGTGAGGAATGCACCAAGGAAGTTCCCGTTGCTGGCCGCAAGGGTCTTTTCCGGCAGAAGATTGACACCAACGCCTATATGGTCAAGCAGATGGTTGCGGCTATCGTTTTCCCCAACCTGTTTGACGCTGCGCTTCAGGATTCCTACGGCGTGAAAACCCCGGAAGCGCTGCTGAAGGAAATGGTGGATAACCCGTCCGAGTTTATCGACCTTTCCAACTTCATCCGCGAACAGTCCGGCTTTGATAAGGAAATGGATTCCGAGGTTGAAGAAGCAAAAAACTGATAAATGAAGGGGATGCTGAAGCGAACTATGCGTATTATGCGCTTCACAAGCTGCACATTCTCCCTTCACAGTTTGTCAGTATGGATACACAGGAAAAAGCGTTTGTGATCGCCTGTATTGATCTGCGGATTGAAGCAGACGAAAAGGAACGCAAAAAGATTAAATCCTTGAGGAAAGGGGGTTAAGCAATGGCAACCATCAGCAGCACGGTTTCTTTGGTAGATAACATTTCGTCCAAACTGACCACAATCAAAGGCAATTTGGATGAAGTGGTTTCGGCCTTTGAATCCATGCAAGGCAGTTTCGACACAAGCCAATCCAAAGCAAACGGTTTTTCATGGGACACTTTTATAAAGAACTGTGAAACGGCGGGTCAGAAGATTGCTGATGTTGGAACAAAGATGACGCTTGCCCTGACTACACCCCTTGTTCTTCTTGGAAAAAGTATGTACGGGGCAGCAACGGACTATGAAAGCGCCTTTGCTGGTGTACGAAAAACCACGGAAGCAACTGAAGAAGAATACCAAGCCTTGTATGACGGTATGCTTCAGCTTTCCGAAACGGAAACTTCTGTGGGGTTCGTTGATCTGGCCGGGATTATGGAAATGGCGGGTCAGTTGGGTGTTGCTGAAGAAGAACTTCTTGGCTTCACCAAGACATACGCCGATTTGCAGGAATCCACCAACATTCAGGGCGGTGAAGGCGCGGCTGATTTGCAGCGCTTTTTGAACCTGACTGAACAAAGTACACAGAACGTTGCCCGTGTGGGCGGCGTTATCGTTGAATTGGGTAACAATTTCGCCACGACTGAAAGTGAAATTCTTGCTATGGCAACCCGTATGGCTTCCACGGGTGATCTTGCCGGATTCACTTCAACGGAAATCCTTGCCCTTTCTGCTGCACTTTCCAGCGCTGGTATCAATGCTGAAGCTGGCGGTTCT